ACGCTCGGATTGCGGTCCACTGTGCGCGAAACCAGCGGCACACGCACCGTCACCGTTCTATTCAGCAGACTCCTGAATACAGGCATCGCTGCTCCTCTTCCGCCCCCCGCCCGTTCTCCATCGTGTGGGGCAGGCTGCCAGCCTGCCAGCGCCTTGGCAACCACGCGCCTGCCAACGAGGGCGGATTGCCTGCCAAGCCCTGCCACAGCTTACGGCGTGCTGCTCACGCCGATACGGCGGAACCGACCGACGATCTCCCGCGCCTGCTCCACCCAGCTCCTGACGACGCCCGCGTACGCATTGTCGGTGCCGTATGTGACCGAGAAGCTTCCCAGTCGCGTGGACTCCACGCCGCCGCTGCCGGCGCCCGCAGCCTGTCCCAGCGCCGCCGCCGCCGTCAGCATCGCCTGCGCCTGCACTATCTCCGGCAACTGCTGACGCACATCGGAGTACCCGTACGTCAACTGCACCACGATGTTCCGCACGCCCTTGCTCCACACGCCCCCCGGAGAATAGCTGCCCGCCGCGCACTTCCGGATCATGCCCTCCGGGCCGTAGACGACGTAGCCATCCTCCGGCACTGTGTCGCCGTTCTCCGTGACGCTGGCAACCGACTCGATCGGCTTGACGCCCAGATCGCACAGAAACAGCGTATCCGACGTGCCGTCACCATCCAGCGTCACCGTCACGTCCGGGTGGTACTCGAAGTCCCGATCGGCCATCCAATCGACGGCCTTCTTTGTCGTAGGCAGCAGCGCACGCACGCGCGCCTGCAGTGCCTGCGAGCTGCCGAACACCTCGGCGCCCACCAGGTCGCTCATATGTGGCTGAAGCCAGCCCTCAACGTCGCTCTGACTGCAATAGCTCATCGATACTACCCCGAAGATTCCGTCGTCGGCCCACTCGTACTACTCTGCGAAGTAGCGACCCTTCGCTACGTAGCACGAGTTGTAGCCGGAGCAGCTTGCTCCGGCGGCCCCCGCCACCCAAATGACCGGGGCGGCATCCTCGAGGAGAACGCCGCCCCGTGTTCACTCGCTTCTGTCTGCGTCGCGACTACGCCGTCGCCACGTTGTGGCCCAGTCCGACTATGTTGCAGCTCTCCGCGTCGCACATGGGCTCGAAGTCCAATCGCACGGCCGCAACCACCTGCGTCTGCTGCGTCTCCACGATCCGATCCGATTCCACGTGGCTGCTGCGCCGACCAAACTTCGTGCTCGGCCGATGCATGTACAGCACGATCGTCCGGTCCGTCGTCGAGCCGTCATAGATGCCCGAGGCGTTCAGGTTCTGCCCAACGTGCTCGGACACCACCACGGGTGAGCCAAAGAGCTGCGCCAGCTCGCCCTCGAAGATCACTGCCTTCGGCCCGTACTTGTCCAGCGTCAGACATTCGTCCAGGCCCAGCAGCTTGATGTAACCGGCGATGGACGTGACCCATGCGCCCTCTCGTGGGTTCGCCCCGTACTTGCCCATCGTGCTCTTCAGACTCAGCAGCTTCGCCGCCGTGAAACTCGCGCCACTCAGGTCCACGCTGGCCGCATCCGTCTGCTTGTTCTGCAGCCGTCGGATGCCGTCCCAGCAGCGCCGCACGTCGTTCGACGCCACCGTGTAGCCAACGTCGAAGTGCGTCGTCTGCGTGTCTCCATTGACCGTGCAGTTCTCGATCCCGTCCGCGAGCGCATAGACGACCTCATTCTCCACGTACGGCAGGATGGGAATGACGCTGTCCTCGCTCAGCTCGTCAGAGAACAGCACGCGCGCGGCCAGCTTCACTGCCTCGAACGTGACGCCCCACGTCTGCGCCGTCGTCGGCGTCAGCGCCGTGGCAGTGTCCGAAGTGCTCTCCACGGCCTTGTATACCGTCGCTTTGTCGCCCTGCACCGGCAGCTTGTACGGCGACGTCGGCATCGGAATGTCGTCGAACAGCCCCGCCACCTTGAGCTGCAACTGCACCCGGCGCATGAGCTCGGCCGAGAACCCGGTCGGAATCCATTCCGCCCCGGCGCCGCTCTCACTGGTGGCCATCGCCTTCCGTAGCTCCGTGGAAGCCCACGCCTGGTCCATGAACATCCCATACATCTTCAGCGAGCGCACCACGTCGCCAAACGCATGCCCGCGTCGGCCCTCACCGCCCGCCTGCTGCAGCAGCGTGGCCGCAATGAATACGTGGTCGTTGAGACGCTGCAACGCCCGCACCTGCGTCGCAGGCACGTTGCACATGGCGCCCGCAAGCTCTGCCGGCGACTTCACCAGGCACTCCATGGACGGCTCCAGTGAACCGCCCGTCTCAAGCATGGCATCCAGGTTTTCCGCGCCTCGGTCCGCCCTGTCACTGAAGGACAGCCGCTCCCCCCGGCCGCCGAACTCTATCTTTCGCTCCCACGGTGCGAGCGGCGACCGGCCCTGGCTCTGACGACGCTGCGCCATCATATTCTGCACCGACGCCGCCAGCTCCCTCACCTTGTGCTCGAGTGCACCGTCGGGAAGTTCGCCGGCCTCGGCGCGCTCCCGTCGCTGCACTGCCGCTTCTTTCAGCCGCGCGAGCTTCCGCTCAAGCGACTCATCCGCAATGTCAATGCCGGCCGCCCGGAGTTCCGCATCCACTTGACCCTCCAGCGCTGCCAGCTCCTGTTCTGCTGTTGCCATTCTGCTCACCTTTTTCGTCGCCTCTGGCGACTCACGCCGCGTCGGCAAGTCTAGTACCTGGTTGCGTAAGTTCGTCTACGAAACCCGGCGGGGCAGGAATGCCCCGCCTACGCGGGTGGGGGCCGCAACGCGCGCCTGTCGCTACCCAGCTCCGCGTAGGTCGGGCTTTCTAGCCCGACAGTTCTACTGCGGACTTATGCAAGTAGGTACTAGTCGCCTCTGGCGACTGCCCCACCCAAACGGGCCACAAGGCCCCGGAGGTCCGTCGTCCCATGCTCCCGCATCAGCGCCAATAGGCGCCCATCAACATCCCCACTGACTGCTGCTCGCGAAGCCGCCGCACTCAGCACCTCGTCGATGCTGACGCGCGCGGCCTCCAGAAGCTTGCGGTGGCGTTCCGATGGGGCTCGGCTGGCTGCAGAGCCGGATCGAGCTCCGGCTTCGCTGCGTCCGCCATCCGATGTTCCCAGCCAGTGGAAGAAAATGTTCCGAAAGCCCTCCAGACGACCTTTGGCCTCTCGCAAGTACGTCTCCGCTTCTATCTCCTCGAAAATCTGCTTCTCGCCCGCCTTCAACTCAATCTCCGTAAACTCAGGCCACGTTGCCTCGGCGATCACCGTCCCCAGCAGCCTGCCCCGAAACTCCGGAGCTGGCTTCCCGAACTTCGCGTAGTACCGCCGAAGGTGCCGGTAGCACCCCTCCCTGTCGCTCTTCGGGATGTCCGCTCCCCCGCGGGCGCCCAGCAGTGCAGCCATCGCTGCCGCACATCCACGCCACATCGCCTTCAGTTCGCCCTCGACCATCCGCGCGATCGGCAGCTTATAGCCTTGCTTCGACTCAGCATCGCGCGGGTTGTGCCACAGGTGCGCCCGCTTGTATCGGCCCCAGTTCTCGCGCGTTGCTCCCAGGATCTCGTTCTGCGTCCGGCTATCCCACTCCCACGGCTCGGCCAGATCCGGATGGATCGGCAGATCCTGATATGGCACTACGCCTTTGTATTCCACTACCTCCTCCACATTGATCCCGAGAGCCTTCGCAAAATAAACGCTCGTCTCCGGGTTCACCGCCAGCGGCACGGCCGCTATCTCGTGCAGCCGCACCTCATCGTGGATCCGCACCCGACGGCCATCACCTATGGTCCCGTAGTGGAACTTCAGCGAATCGTACCCGATGCTGCTCCGGCGACATGCTCCCTCGCGAATCAGCACCTGCGCAATCTGTGCGAGCTGATGCCGGGGGTCGCTGATGATCCGAGCCTTGTACCGCAGGCCACGCTCCGTCAGCTCCGTATCAAACGTTGTCCCGATGGGGAACACCGCGTTGTGGCAGTACGTGTACAGCGGGTTGTCCTGATACTCCCGCAGATGTGCCGCGAGGGCGCTTGGCGGCAGCACGTCGCCACAGAAGTCCAAACCCGGCGAAGTGGCATAGCCCTCCACCGTGAACTCCCCTGCCCCGTCGGCGCCCTTCACGTCCCGCAGGACCTTGAATTCTGTCGGCCAGATGCTGAATCGCTCAAAGGCGACAACTCCCGGAAGCGTCGCCTGCAGCGCGTTCGTTGCAAACTCCATTTGCTTCCCCTGACTGTTCTGTACGGCGGGGTGCCTGTCTGACTCGTGCTACGTAGCGAGCTACTTCGCAGAGTAGCAAGCGGCATCCCGTACGGGATCTGCGTTCCCCGCCAGTCGCTCCTTGTGTGGGGCAGGCTGCCAGCCTGCCAGTGCCATGCACCGCGCCCCCGGTGCGCCCGGCCCGCAAGCGCGTAAGGCGGGGGCTTCGTCCCTCGCCAGTCGCTCCTTGTGTGGGGCAGGCTGCCAGCCTGCCAGTGCCATGCACCGCGCGCCCGGTGCGCCCGGCCCGCGACCTTTGATACGCCGCCCTCGCCGCTCCCAAACGCCTCCGCTGCGACATCTACGTTGGGCTAATGCTCACCAGACCGCTCGGGGCAAGCACAACGTCCCCGCCTGGCACCTCGCCATCGATCCGCAGCAGCCGCCGCGCCTCGTTGGGCGTCACCACTCGCTGCTGCACCAGCTTCAGAATCCGCTCCGTCTCCTTCTGCTTGTCCCCTTGCAGTGGCTCCACTCCCGAAAGGTCGAACCGCACCCGCAGCCCGGGATCGAACTGCGGCGCCAGGCGCTCGTTGATGGTCGCGGCGATCTTCTCCAGCGTCGGCTTCACCGTCGCCGACCAGAACATCTTCTCCTGCTGCTGTGCCGTGGCGTAGTTGACCCCTTCGTAGAGCCCCATCATGATCGGCGGCACCCCGAACACTGCCGCGATCTCCTCACGCGTCATCTTCCGCGTCTGCACCCACTGCAGCTCGTCCGGCGACAGCCCCACGCTCTTCAACTCAAGATCGCTTGTCAGGATCGCGATCTTCCCCGCCTTCTGCGGTCCTCCGTGCAGCCGCTGCCAGTCTCGTCGTATCCGCTCCTGCTCCTCCCGCGGAACGAACTGCTCCTTCGTCTGGAGCACCGCCGCCGGCATCCCATGGTGACGCAGCATTGCCCTGTTGTACGTGGTGCCGTAATACTCCAGAACGATGGCGTGCATCGCCGCCCGCAGCGGCCCCATGCCGTAGTAGTCGTCGGCGGGGCTCAGGTACTTGATGTGCACCATGTCCCGCGTCTCGTAGCCGACGCGCCTGCCCCCCACCTCGTACGCGTATCCCGCGATGTACCGCTGCCGATCCGGCTTGATGCGCACCCGATCCGGCCGCAGACACCACAGCTCCGCCGGCCGATCGTGCGCATCCCGCTCAATGCCCCAGAAAGCGTTCCCGGTCAGATTCAGATACGTCGCCGTCTGTTCGATCAGGTCGGGGAGCGTCTCAAACTCATTGACGAATTCCAGCAGGCCTCCGAGCTCCGCCGCTACGGCATCATCTGCCCGTCTCGCCTCGCCCCCGCTCCCCCTCCGGTACGCCGCCAACGGAACCGATGCACATGTCTGCGCGATCCGGGCGACGCATCGGTACACCCAGGCGATGTCGCCGTACACGCGCGCGTAGTCTTCGTACGACTCTGGCCTGGGCCGACCCTCGTCCTCGCCCGTGCTGTACTCCGGGACCAGCAGCGGTGCCGTCCGCGTGACCTTTTGCTCGAACTCCTGCCAGCTAAGTGCCTGAACTTGATACTTACCCATGGCTTGTTGTCGCGCTCGCCTTCAACCGGTGTAGCCTGGGCTGGCAGCCCGGGCATCGTCCTGGCTCAGACGCCGTGTGCCACGGGCCCGTCCCCCGTAGTCCGCCTCATCCAACGTAGGCGGATTGCGTGTCAGCCCGTGTTTCGCCTACGCTCCCGGCCGCCAGCCGTGCTCCCATGCCGCTCGGATCGCTCGCACCAGCCGGTCGGCTTCGACAACGAGGGCGCCCCGCGCTTGAGGTATCTCATCCGGCGACACCTCGACGGCCAGCACGTCTCCCCCCATTGGCTCCACGCTGGCCAGGTGTCGCAGCCATTGATGACTGCCGCAGTGGATCGCCACCTGCACCTGATGCCCCACTGGACGCACGATGAGCGTGTAGCGCTCTCCGCTCACGTGCGACACCACGCAGCCATCCGCGGTGCGGATCGCAACCTCGTAGAGTCTCGCCCCAATGAACCATGCCCACGCACGCCGTACGCCCCGCCAAAGCCACCGTAGCAATCCACGCATCCATGCGCCCCCTTATTGTAGGGCGGGGGCTCGCGCCGTCGCCGAAGCTAGCAACTCCGCCGAAGCTTCGTCGCTCTCGCGAAGGCGGATGGCCCGTAGGCGACCGCCCCCGCCGCCTCTCAAAGCACTTCAAACCCAATGTGGCCGTTCGAAGCCCCCAGCGCCTTCACTGCCTCGCTCGCCGCTCCCGCGATC